AAAACCGCGTTGTATAAACGCTGTAATTGGGAGTCTATAAAAGATCGCACCGTTTTCCATAATCGCATGGAACAAAAGCGATTTACCAGTGATTGAACTAATGCCGAAAATAATACAGTCTTCAACTTCGCCATGATGACTTTTAAGATCATATAAATATTCTCTCCTTATTTGAGCATATTCTACAGGAATGTTTGCGTTTAAGTAAGCCATAATTATCCATAAATATCACCCCAAGATTTGCCAAACTCATAATCAACCTTATTGGGAACAGCAAGACTAACAGCATTTTCCATAATTTCAATTATTCTTTTTGCCTCTTGGTCGTCTTTGACAGATATATCTAACTCATCATGTATCTGTATATGAGGTATAATACCCTGCTTGTATAAATCGAGCATGGCTTTTTTTGTCATGTCAGCTGCCGATCCTTGAATCAATTTATTCAAAGCTTTGTAAGTAAAAGCTCTACGTATTTGTCCTCTCCCATAAGTTCTTTCTGCTTCAACATAATCCATAGGTTTGTGCATACCAAATCTATTTGGTTCCCACTTGGTAAACCTACATCTACGACCTAATAAAGTTCCTATCGATCCAGAGGATTGTGCGTGTCTTGAAGTATGATTCATTAAATCTCTAACAAAAGGCACATTCTCATGGTATTGATTAAATAAATTCTCTGCTTCTTCTCTACTATTTAATCCTAATTCTGCTTGTAGTTTTGCTTTGCCCATACCATAAAACAAACCTAAATTAATTGTTTTAGCTTGTGTTCTAGATATGTTAGCCATGTCGGCTACAGTTTGGTGAAAGTCTACAGTGTCTTCATTAAATTTTTCTACAATGTTTTTTACTGACTCATCATAACAAATTGGTTGTGTTGTTGCTGCATAATGCACAACTAATCTTGGCTCTTGCTGAGAATAATCAAAACAACCCCACTTATGGTCTTCTTCTGGTATAAATAAAGATCTAATCATTGGACCTAAATCTTTATTCCTCGCAGGAATTTGTTGTAAGTTTGGGTTAGAATAACTAAACCTACCAGTGACCGTACCACCTTGATCAGATCTTATAGGGTTTATATCTGCATGTATTCTACCTCTATATTGATGTTTTAATATCGTATCTATAAAAGTTGTATGTGCCTTGTTTATTTCTCTAGCCTTTGCTATACTTTTAACTACAGGATTATTGTGTGTGGAAAGGAAATTTTTTGTAAATGAAGGTGAGTTTGTTTTCTCGGTTCTATCGTATTTTAAAGACATTTTGTCGAAAACTTTGGCGATTGATCTTGCTGCCCATATTTGAACATCTACTCCTGTTTTCTTTTTTACTTCTAATAGGATTGATTCTTCCTGTGATAATAACTGCTTCTTCAATTTATGAGCACGTTCGATATCGACACGAACGCCTTTAAATTTCATATCAATTAAACATGGAAACAGTTGTGTTTCTAAATCAAATATTTCTACCAGATTTTTCTTTTGTATTTCTGTAGACAATCTTTTAAATAATTCTAGTGTAAGTTTTGCATCTTGTTCTGCGTAATTACCAACATACATAGCAGGTAATTTATATAATTCAGATTTAGGATCTATACCCCATGATTCTGCAGCTTGTTGTAAAGTCTTTTCATCTTTTACTTCTCTTAAATAATCGTAAGATATACTGTTTAATGTATACCAAAGTCTATTCTCATCAATCAAAGATGCCATTAACATGGTATCCATAATATGTCCGTTGATTGGTATACCGTACGCTCTAATCCAACACACATCATACATTGCATTGTGAAATATTTTGTAAGAATCTGTTGCACAAACTTTTTTAAACCACTCTAAAACCATTCTTCTATCTAAATTACCACCACCTTCGTGTGCTATTGGGTAGTAACCAGACCAACCATCCACAGCTAAAGCTATACCAACTATCTCACCTCTACCTTGTATCGCGCCAGATCCTCTCGATTTTAAATCAGGATCTTTTGTTTCTAAGTCAATTGCAATATATTTTGCATCAGATAAATCTGGAAAGCTTTCGGGACAATCCCATTCTGTTTGCACTGTAAACATTATTTCTTTTTGGTATCTTTTAACTTTAGAATTTCTAATTCACAATAATGAATTATTTTCTCCAAGTCTTCTATCTTATTTTTAGATAAATATCTACATACATATTTCACAACACAGCCTTGGAAGAACGAAAGATTATTTTTAGAAATAAACTCGTACGGCTGAATACGAAACGATTTATAATGTGAACCTCCTACCTGCCTTGATTGTGGAAATGCTCTTTCTAGATCTTCTTTATTTGTCATATTATTGGTGCTCCTATATTATATTGATACTCGTAATGTTGACTACACACGAATAAGTTTTCTTTTGCTCTTGTTATACCTACAAAGAATAAACGATGCTCAGGATCAGGATCTCTTCTTGCTGAATCATAAATAATTTTTTCTATGTCTGTAAACAAAACTACGTTTTCAGCTTCTTCACCTTTCATGCCATGTATTGTAGATAATCTTATCCTTGCAGGTTTCATTAAATTATCACCTGATTCTAATAATTTTTTTATGTATAACTTACTGGACTCTGGAAAGTTTAACTGCTCCCAGCCCCCCGCTGCTCGCAACCCGTGGTTAGCCCTTAGTCCCTCTAAATTTATTGATGTAATACTTTCTAGTGTCTTACCACCAGCAAAACCTCTAGTTAGATGACCATCTTTTACAGTCATGTAATCCCATAAATCTTTTACATCTTCTTTATTTACAAAAGCACCTTGGTTTAAACGTGTCCAAACTCTAAATGCATTTAACATTTTGTTGGGAAGTAGTTCCTGCGCTTTGGCTTCAAATCTGTAACTCATTCTGTATAAATAATCACGTAAAGCTTCTAACATTTTATTTGTTCGAGTCAAGATCATCCAATGATCTTTATGTAATGAAAGCTCAGAGAATCTTGCATTTAATTCTACAGATCCCTCACGATCTGTTGGCTTCCATTCTTTCTCTAAACGATGATTCATGTGTGGAAATAAACTAGTTGCTAACTTATGGATACTTTTTGGTACTCTACGTGACTGTATCTGTGGATCAAACTCTCCTTTTAGATTTATAAATATTTTTGGTGAAGCCCCTTGGAAAGAATATATTGTTTGATCATCATCCCCTGCAATGTAAGAACGAGCACACTTACTCTCTATGTAAAAGAACATGTCCCATTGCAGAGGACTTAGATCTTGGGCTTCATCGAGGAAGACGGCGTGTAGTGGTGGACACTTGTCCTCCTCGACAAACTTGGAAATCATATCAGCATATTCAATCATACCTGTTTGTTCTTTATATGATTTTAAATCTTGGGCTATTTGTTCTGTCAACCATATGTCAGTGGTGTAATGTAGTTCCATTTCTATGGCTGCTTCTTCAATACTTGTTTTCTTATTTCTAGCTAACTCTATAATACGCATGTGTGGATTCACATATTCAGTATAACCATTTATATTTATTCTAGACTCAAAGGACAGATCACTACAGTATTTAGAAAAGTTTTTAAAACCTTTCCATTTATCACCTTTTAACAACTGAGTTTTAGTATTGATACCACACTCTCTCGTTCCCATGGAGTGCATCGTGCTTACATACACTTTGTCATTCTTAATTCTTTCCTTGGCGACGTTTGCTGCTGCATTACTAAAAGCTATGTATGCAATCTTTTCAGGGTCAGTTTTTTTAAGCTCCTCATCAAGATAATACATGAGTCTGTGTGTTTTACCCGTGCCCGGTGGACCAGGGATAATTATTCTATGCAAAAGGTGCCTCCTTCATTTTATCTTTTCTAGTATTAGGTTTCTCTAATTTTAAAGTAGGCAGTGCCATGTATCTTGCACTCTTATTATTTATTTTGCCTGGTATCTCTTCTGCATCAAACAAAGTTTCTAACATTCTTGCTGTCTTTTGTTTTTGATATTTCTTTGTGTCCCACACTTTTGTTCTAACTAAATATTTCCAAAAGTCTTTAAACTTAAAATAACTTACACCTTCTTCGGTATATGCAAGACCTCTTAATATATCTTTCCAATCTTTACCTGGTATTTTGTTTATGTAATCTGATAATAATTCTTTTAGCTGCACATCTATCTTTGTAGATTCTGGTGCTTCAATAGGTATGGTATCTTTTAATAATTTATTTATTGCCTTTCTCCAAATTAGTTTACCAACTGGTGGCATTGCTTGATTTATTTGTTCTAGACATTTTAAAGAAAATCTATCCGGCTCATGTAAATCTTGTGACTCTACTTCTACTTGCTCATCACCTATCGTTACATAATATAGTGGTGGATCAGAATCATACTTTTGTATTTCTTTTATCTCTGTTTCAGGAACACCATCACCTACACCAAACTCTTGCATGACACATTTTTTAGAATTACAAAAAGATGCTATTGGTTCATCTTTACATTTATAATTATATTCTTTGCCATCAATAGATTTAATTAATGTATCTACTTCTTTTTTATCTAGTGGTGGTTCACAATACGCATCATTATATTTAAATAGTTCTCTGTCCCATGTATCAGGAAATCTTTTTTTACAATACACACCAAAGTTATATATCGCATTGTTTCTTTGGCCGTTTGGTATTCCTTGTTTTGCGATTGTAACCAAACATGGTGGCGCACCTTTGAGTAGATTGTCAACAACTTTTTCTTCTTGAATGGATAATTTAGAGAGTTGATCTTCTGTAAGTTTTACTTTACTATGCGCTTCAAAAAATTGAATTAAGTCCATAGCTGATCCATCATCTTTAATTCCATATCTCATAGACAGTAAAGCATTGTGATAAGGTAGATTTAAAAAACTACCTGTGCCTCCTTTGTTCATATCTACTCTATTTTGTTTTGGAAATATTTCTGCATTGGCATAACCTAGTTTAGCTGCCATCTCTTTTAGTTTACCTCTAAATAATGCTGCAGGTGCAAATGTATCTGTAAATAAAAATACGTGTGCACCACCAGATTTAGATCTACACACTAGTAATGGAAACTTGTATTCTTTTATTTTTCTAATTAATTCTTTGTGATCAAACCCTTGATACACATCAATGTCTATACAAGACCATTTACATTTATTATGTTCGTTTATGGGTATGATACCAAGAGCAGGATCTTTACCCATCAAATGATCCATAAACATCTGTTTGGTAGGTCTTTGTTTTATTATAAAAGATTTTGTTTTGTGCTTTCCTCTTTCATCAAACTCATCTGTCTTTCTAGTTTGACCGTATGCACTATACGAACCTTCAAATATATTTAT